TCTTTCTACGTTTTTTATTTTTTAAAACTGGACCATTACTTTTTTGATTATTTGTTCCCATTCTTGGTCCACTAATATAGATAGATTTCTTAAAAGCCATTATTTTTTACGCTTCTTCTTTAACCTATCAGCTGATGATATTGCAATAGCTATTGCTTGCTTTTTAGATTTAACTACAGGACCACCTTTTCCTGAATGCAAGGTGCCCCTACCGAATTCCCCCATAACAGACTTAATCTTTTTTTGATAAGCTGCTTTCTTCTTACTTGCCATTATTGTTTTTTGTCCAATGACTTGAATATTGGCCACCAGTTTTCTTGGTATCAATAACATTCATGACAGAATCTTTGAGTAATTTATAATAATTTTTTTCTGAGGATGTTTTATTACCCCAACCTTTATCGGCCATAATTAACCACCTTAATAAAAAAAGAGACTAGTTATATAGTAACAATACTGTTCTATATATCTAATCTCTTTTTAGTAATTGATTATGTGTTTTAGTTTGCTGCTTTTGGCTTAGGCTTAGCTTTTGACTTATTGGCAGAATTATTTGCAGACTTTTTAGCTGGTGCGCTTTTTGTCTGCCCCTTTGGTCTACCAGGATTCTTTTTTACTGGGGTTTTATCAATGCAGGTTTCCAACTTTGGCTTATCATCAATATCATGACCGCCAACTTTGGGTTGACTAAAACTAATAACCGGATCTGTTACAGCATTAGCAGATGTACTTGGTGCCGTAGTAAATGGTTTAACATTTGTTGTAACTTTCTTCTTTGAAAAAAGAATTTTTCTTGCAAGCTTCTTAATCAGTTTCATTTTTTCTCCTATTACTTATTACCTTGCTGTGATTCTTTAATGAGCGAATAACGCTCACCAGTCTCCTTGGAAGCTACAGAAAATCCATAGGCAACTGCGTCATTTATTGCAGCAGTTAGGGACTCCCTATCTTCAAAAGAAACACCATGCAAAGGTATAGTAACCCCTGCATAGACATCAATATTTTCAAAGTTTCCAATATTGATTTTTCTATTTACCCCACATATAACTATGGGAGAACTACTTAAGGAAATTTCATTACTCAAAATGGTTACCACCTGATCTATAGGAGAATCTGTTGATTGTTCTAGTGCGCTTTTATTTAACTTAGGCATATATGTTCACAAAACTTTTAACTATATCTAATGTTTTTTCTGTTTGCTGTTCAATTGAAAGATTATCGGTATCTATAACAAATGATGCTATCTCCTTAACAAGGTCGCATTGTTTCTCTGAAACATGATTTGCTTGTTCTACTGTCATCAATCTTCCATCTCTTTTTAACATTCTTTCATTTCTTTTTTCATCCGAGGCGTCAAAGTATACTACAATACCATTTGGTTGTGCAAGTATTTTTTCTGCTTCATTTTTTTGGCGAACATCAGAAATAATTATGCCAACAGGCAAAGGATTGTCTTCATGAGATTGTGAGGAAACTATTGTCCTATGAGCCTTTGAAGCCTTATAAATAATCCATTTTACAAAACATTCTGGATCATATGCCCTACAAAGATCTCCAGCTTTTTGCAAAAATGATCTTGGCTTTTGACCTTCTGGTTCTATTGGAAGATTATAAAGCTGGTTAACTAAATCAGTAAAATGAGCATAGTCTGGTATATTGCCAAGTGCGTTTCCACCAAAAAGATCATACAATACTTGATGTATAGAAAATAGCTGTCTTTCTCTCTGGCGTAACCCTAAAGTTGTCTTTTTTATAGAAGCTATTTCATATAAAGGAAGGGTAAAAAATAGATGATCCCATATAATGAACTCGTCAATGCTATTAATTTTTGCCTTAGGCAGTATTGATTCAGCTACAGATGTTTTACCACTTGCTGCCTTACCAGCTAAACCTAATATGATTGGCTGTGATTTGTAATATTTTTCTTTCATAGTCATTCTTCTATTATAGCATTTATATTCTTGTTGCATGCTCTTTTCGTATCTCTAATTCATTTAAAAATGAATTAGCTAATCTATCTGGTTCCCAAACAAAAGACCTATTCACTTGAACGACACGAAAATTAAATTCTGATTTAATTTCTTCTACGGTCATCAATAATGGTATTAAGGATTCATTTTTACATTTCCATTTACCATTTACTTGATTTGCTACTACAGCTGAATCCGTATATATAATTGGGTCTAATAAATCCGCCATAGAACAAATCAAAAGACCAGCAATTACAGCCTCATATTCAGCTTCATTATTTGTCCTTGGGCCAAGACCCCTTGCAAATTGGGCGACTTTTTTTCTATTTTTATAAACAACTGCAGAACAAGCTGCCTCACCAAATTTTTTTTGACCCTGACCCCTTGAAGCTCCATCGCAAAAAACTTCTACATTCATTAATTAATCACCATCTAACTTATAATTAATAGACAATATATGTCTAATAACATATTTTCAACTTCCTCTCTGGAATACAAATTTCTTTCTTTATTAGATATTTGATCAAGACTTTTTTCTACTTCTACTTTTATAGAATTAATTATCTCTTGGCTCAATTCTAACGTCATATTGTATACCATACTTTTTGGCGGTGTTAATTATATTTTTTTCTTGTGACAACGAAGATATTTGAATGGATTTTACCAATAAATATCTTTCACTATCTAACTCTACTTGCATAGGGAAATCTAATGAATCTCTTTTTTTAGAATAAAATTCATTAGAAGACACTACAGATTTATAGTAACCAATAAACACAATAACTCCTTAGTATGTACTAAAATCACTATCCAAGAAGTGACCCTTATCTTCTCTAGTTGCTGCAATTTGCATTGATTGAACTTTGTCCATCAATTTTCTTGCAGATTCCGAAGCTATTCTTGCAGATGTTTCAAGAGCTTCGGCAAGATTCACTATTGCCTCACAGGTTACGAGAGCAGAGTATTCACCTTCTGCAGCAAGCATTGCAGCAGACTCTCTTTCAGCTTCATTTTTGCCAACCCTATTTGATTTATAAACTCTTTTATATCTTCCTTCTAAAATTTTAAACTCTGCTCTAGCCATACCAGCAAAGCGTGCAGCTCTACCATAAACATTAGAGCTCTTAGCGACAAGAGAGGCAAGAGCATCTAAGCCAAGATCAATAATATCTGACTCTGGCATCTCTATAAAATATTTATACGTGGACGAATTTGTGCTATACGCATCTAGTACTTCTTTTAATTGTGGGCCAAGAAATTCTTCAAGAAGATCCTGAAGTTTTTCAATAGATTGAATGTTCAAATTATTTCTCCATCTTTACCAAATAAATAAATTCTTCTAAATTCATTTCAATAATATATTCTTTGACTTTGTTTTTAATTTTAGATAAATGCTCTCTGATTGTATTAGGGTGTTCATTTATTTTTTGAGAAATTTCACTTGATCTTTTTCCATCAACATATCTCCACTTAATTAATTGTCTTTCTTGTATTGTTAACTGATCAAATGGTGACATAACATTTTCTCCAAGTACCCAAAATTCATCAATTAATTGTGTTGCAAGCATGTCATCCATTGATATTTCAATTGGATCTGCCCTAAATCCTATCACACCTTGCTCCTCTTCTTCGTCACCAGACTCATCTGCTAATAATGGAAAAGTTTTTCTTCCTAATTGATCAATCAGAAATGTGTCAACATTCTTTTTTAAGAGATAAAAAAAATAACTATACAAAAAACCACTAAAAGGTATTGGCCCTTTTGCTGAATCTTTTCGCTCATACCTCTGAATGCATTGAAAAAATGTTAAATCAACCGTCTGTCTAATATCTTCTTCTTCTCCATACCTTTGTGTCATATAAAGTATACCACGCATACATTCGTTAATCACTTTTAAGTTTGCATTTGACAGTTTGTTTTTCATTAACGCATATCTTGTTGAAGGGTCTTTTATAAATAAAGAAATAAATCTTCTAATATCATAATCTGATAAATTATATTTTCCGTTATAAAGTAATGACGCATACTTTGTTAGGAAGTTATTAAACACTTTTAGTATTTGTTGTTGATCTTTTAAGTTACCCTTTTTTGCTCCAGCTATTAGCCTTTGCATTTCGCTTTCTTCCAAAGAATAATATTGCTCCTTATAACTACTCATATCTTGCCTTCCCAATTTATTATATATTTTGCGTACTCATTTTTTATGTCTTCATAATAAATGATTTTAGAGACCTCTAGTTCCATTAGAAACTTTTTTGCGTCTGAAGAATATTTACTTATGATGCATACTAGGTTCTCAAATTGTTTAGGATAATACCTTTTAAATCTTTTTAGTTTTATTTTACTTTTATCATCCATATAACCCTTTAATTCAACCCAAGTATTTGTTTTGTTTAAATAAAAATCAGGAGTATATCCTTTCGTTCCTCGTTTTATAGGAAACGTAAACACCTGCGGTTCAAAATCAAAATCAATTTTATATATATTTAAAACTCTAACAAAGTTAGCTTCCCAACTAGATCTGACATTGAGCTTAATATCTTTTCTGTAACCAGTTCTAGTATATTGGTAGGCGTTACCTTTTTTTCTTGTTATAATACCGTCTTCTTCTATGATTGCTTTTGATACGGATTTGTTCCTGATATTATTTAAATTTGGATGTTTACGCAAAGAAGATTTTTCTAAAAAGAACTCTTTTGCGTTGACTTCTTCTATCTCCATAGTGTATCCTTTTCTGTGTCATACACATACATTATACAATAAAAAATTAAAAAACACAAAAATTCTGCAAATAACTTGCGGACCGAAAAACAAAAAGGTATAATGGAGACATGAACACAACAATGAACCAAATCATCAACAGTATCCACCAGACAATCAACGAGGAAATCATTCATGACATGATAGATCTTGGCTACACCCATGATCTAGCGGTCAAGATTGTTACAGAGTTTGAAGACTTTGACCTCGTAGCTGATGCAGAGGAATATCCGGTAGAGGATTTCTGATACTGTTTTTGATATCCAAAGAATTGGGGCCGGGAAACCGGCCCTTTTTCTTTACCCATATTTATTATTGCGCATTCTAAATGAGCCAGTTCCGCATGCGCCAGATTTTGCGTGATCACAATAAGTACAAAGTCTTATGTTTGATGTAGGCGAATAATTAATATCGCTTATCATCTTATATGCTATATCTATTATTTTAGACTTAACACCGTCAATGTCTTCATGGGTAAAAAGATGACCTTTTTTTCTACCAGATCTAAGATAGTGTAATTCCGCATAAACTTGTTTTTCTGGAAACATTTGAGATACGGCTAGTGCGTATATTCCTAGCTGAAGATTATTTGGCACTTCTTTTGCACTAACTTCCCATTTACCAGTTTTATAGTCAACGATATGAACCATGTCATCTTTGACATCAACTCTATCTATAAAACCGATAACCTTATAAGATCCAATAATTAAAGTGAATGGCATTTCTTTATCATATATGTTAAATGTTTTATCTGAATTTTCGTCGTAAAATTCATCTATGATTTGAACACCGGCATTAATTAATTCTTTTGGTATTAAAGAATCTGGATCATAAATTGATATATTTTTATCATACTCATCACGCATATGATCAAGACTAAGCTCACTGTCATTTGATAAACAGTTTTCTAACACTGCGTGAACTATATTTCCAAGAGTTGCTGCTGGGGCAAATTGCCTTGGTTCTTTCTGTATATATGAATAGAAATATTTAGCTGGACACTGTGTGTAAGTATCCATTCTTGAATAAGATAAATCTACTAAAGATAATTTTTCTAAATCTGTTAATGTATCGTATGATTTAATTGGTATTGACAAAGTTATTACTCCAAATCGTATTTATCTATTTTTCCAACCAAGTTTCCTTCCGCATCAAATTCTTCTCCCTGCTCGTTTATTGTATGACCGGTTATTTTATTTTTCCATCCTCCCTCACCAAAAGGCATCCAAGAAGAGTTGCCGATTTCCATATGATCATCTTCATTGTAAGGCCACATTTGTATCCCCTATCTTTATGTCGCAGTCAATAAATTTTTCCATATTAATATAGTAATTCAATACAGTAAATAAATCTTCTAAGTCTTTTTTATTTAGAAAAAGACCTACTATTCCACACTGTATAAATATTTTGTCATAATGGTTATATGTTCCATCTGCATACTCTATTAATGTTATTTCATTTTTTTTAATTGTTCCAAATACTTCTCTTGACATATTATTCTCCAGTTATAGTTATTGGATCCCAAGTTGGATCATTTAATTTTTCTCTCATGTCTCTAACATAAGAGTCCCAATCTCTTTCATCTTCCGACTTTTTCTCATATTTTACTTCACCTTTAAATGGATTAGATTTAAATTTTATTAAAATAAGTTTACCTTCTTTTGTTTTCCATCTAAGATTTCCATTTTTACAATCGCAAAAGTCTTGGTTGTCAACATCAATTATGCCCTCTGGATCAAATCTTCCACTACATCCATTGCACTTTGTATAACGACCCTTATCCTGACAACGATTGCATGAGAAACAAAAGTTCCAACAATCTTTTTCAACTGGATTTTTATAACTACCTTTTGCTGCCATTATTGCTCCAAACTAATTAAATCTTTAACTAATGTTTCAACTTTAGAATTACAATTAATTTTAAATTTAAACAAAATTTTATTTTTACCGGATATAGTTTCTATTAAAAGTGGTCTATCACCTTTATTATTTTCTATTATATCATATATTTTGCTTATAGTTATGGGTTGCAGTTCTTTGTCAACATAAAAAACTATTGGTTTGCCGCTAGAAAATATCTTTGAAGATAATTTTTCACAGGAACTTAAATACATTTTAGGTATTGAATTTTCTTCTTCGTTTTCTTTATTAATATTTCCAGAAACTATAATTACCTCACCCTTATTAAAATAGGTATCATCATAGTTTTTTGCTGAGTTAGGAAAAATGATAATTTCTATATCAGAAGATATATCTTCTAATATAATTTTATACATTTTTTGTCCTTTTTTAGTTATTATTTTTTTACACGATGAAATAACTCCACCTACTTTTATGCCACTTTGTCCAACATAATTTTCTATATCAATTATTTCTGTGTCTATTTTTGTTTTCAAGATATCCCATATACCCTGAACAGGATGGGATGTTACATATATTCCAAGTTGATCTTTCTCTTTTTCTAAAATATCTAACTCTTCTAACCTATTTACATAACAATCATCTAAGTCATATAGTTCATCAAAAGCTCCAGCTAAAGCCAGATTTTCTAGAGTTGATTTCTTAAGAATTATTGGATCACATCTTCTAAAAAAATCATAAATATTTTTATAGGAATATGTTCTACAATTGACTATTGCTTCTGCAATAGAAGCGCCTATACCATTAATTGCAGACAAACCAAATACAATATTATTTTCACCTACAACAGAAAAATCTATTTCAGATTTATTGATAGAAGGAGGAAGTACATTTATGCCAAGTTTTCTGCAATCGGATAAATAAAAAGATTGTTTATCCTTATTACCGACTACGGAAGACATTAGTGCTGCCATATATTCTGTTGTAAAATTAGTTTTTAGATAAGATGTTATATAACTTATCATGGCATAGCTTGCGGCGTGCGCTCTATTGAAACCGTATCCGCCGAAATATTCAATATCAGAAAATATTTTATTAGCTAAATTTTCAGATATGCCGGATGTGTCAACGCAGCCTTGCACAAACTTTGATCTAATTTTTGCAATTTTATCCATTAACTTTTTTCCAATGACTTTTCTTAAGTCATCTGCTTCAGCGGAAGAGAAGCCAGCTAGATGCCTAGCTACACCCAGAACATCTTCTTGATAGAGCATAATACCAAGCGATGGCCCAAGAACTTCCTCAAGTTTTGGGTGATCATATTTAATCTTACTTCTACCATGTTTGCGATCAATATATTCTTTATCCATGCCAGAACCCATTGGACCTGGTCGATATAAAGAAATAAGAGCCATAATATCTTCAATGTTTTTTGGCTGGAGTTGTAACATCAACTCTCTCATTCCAGATGATTCCAACTGAAATACTCCAGCACAATTGCCACGACATAATTCGTCATAAGTTCTTACATCATCTATTGGAATTTGATCTATTTCAATATCTATATCTCTATGTTTCTTAACCAATTTAACGCACGAATCAATAATTCCTAAATTTCGCAAGCCAAGAAAGTCAATTTTCAAAAGTCCACATTGCTCAACCCTACCCATGTCCCATTGTGTAACAAGTGGATTATCTGGACCCTTTTGCATTACAGGGAGATACTCCGTTAAAGCCTCTCTTGAAATAACTATACCAGCGGCGTGAATTCCAGTTTGTCTAACTAAGCCCTCAAGACCAAAAGCTGTATCTACTATGCTTTTAGCTGTTGCATCTTTGTGATAAAAGTCTTTGAATTCATGAACTTCCATACACTCTGTCAAAGTTTTTGATACCCCAAGAACTGGTGGCGGTACGAGTTTTGCAACAGAGTCTCCCGTGCCAAAATCATAACCTAAGGCTCTGGCTGCGTCCCTAATTGACTGACGTGCCCCAGTTCTGTTGAACGTACATATATGCGCTACATGATCGGAACCATACTTCTGTCTTGCATAATTAATAACTTCGTCTCTATATCTATCGTCAAAGTCAAGGTCAATGTCTGGCATTGATTTTCTTCCCTCAACAAGAAATCTTTCAAACATAAGACCAAATTTAATTGGATCTAAATTTGTAATTTTAAAAGCGTATGATAAAACACTCCCAGCTGCAGAACCTCTTCCCCAACCAACTCTAATATCATTATTTTTAGCCCAGTTCACTAGATCAGAAACAACAAGGAAGTATTCTGGAAAACCCATTTCTTTGACTACTCTTATTTCATGATTTGCTCTATCAATAATATTTTGAGGAAGCGGATCACCATATCTTTCTTTCAACCCTTGCCAAGCTAAACGTTCAAAATATTCAACAGAACTTTCATTTGTTGGTATTGGGAAATTCGGGAAGTATATATTTCCAAAATTTAAATTCACATCAATCATGTCGCAAACATCCATTGTGTTACTCAACCATTCTTGACTAAATCTTTTCTCCATATCACTATATGATTGAAGATAAAACTCATCCCCACTAAAAGAAAATCTATTTGGTGTATCAATGGTTGCATTTGTTGCGACGCATAACATTATGTCATGAGCTCTAGCGTCATGCTGGTGGACATAATGGCAGTCTCCGCTTGGAACAATTTTTGCACCAATGAGGGATGCAATCTTTACTAGCTGATTAAATACTTTTCTTTGCTCAGAAAGACCATGATCTTGAACTTCTATAAAATAGTTTTCTTTGCCAACGATATCTTGCATTTTTTGGGCTGACTTTAAAGCATAGTCAAAATCGCCTCTCAACAAAGCCTGAGACACTTCGCCGTTTAGGCAACCGGATAGAACGATAATTCCGTCTGAATGTTCAGAAATTAAATCATGATCTATTCTAGGCTTAACATAATATCCTTGCAAAAAAGCTTTTGAAGACATTTTTATAATATTATTATAGCCTATATTATTTTTAGCTAAAATTGTTATATGATAAGGTCCTCTTTGTTCCCATTCATTTTTAGCTGGACCAGATCTTTCTTCTTCATCTCTATCAAATCTTGTTTTTCTTGCCTGATAAAATTCGGAACCAAGAATTGGTTTAACACCAACAGCGTTACCTGCATCATAAAAATCAAGCCAAGAATGGATGTTGCCATGATCGGTAGTTGCTAAGCCTCTCATTCCAAGAGACTTAGCTCTATCTAAATACTCTTCTACGCGACCATGGCCATCCAACATAGAATATATTGTATGGTTATGTAAATTAGTCCAGTTTTTCACCCGATACCTCTAGTGTTATCCGATTGGTCTAAGGCGCTATCTCTGGTTTCTCTATAAGTTATTATAACAACTCCACCACAATATTTGCATGGAACCGGCTTACCCTCTTGTGCAAATGGATTTCTTTCCATATATTGCATTGGTTGATCTGTTTTGCACTCTGAACAAACTCCGATTACATCATCTGGATCATTAATCATGTTAATTCACCTCCTTATTTTTTACTTTGTACGCAAAGCGTATTGGGGAAGGAGAAGATTGCTCTTCTGTTTCAACATATTTATCTCCAATTTTTATCCATCTATTTCTTTTTTCTAAAGAACATTCGCCGCATCCAACGCCAGCTGCATTGGCTCTTTCGCACGTATACGGCCTACCACCTATTCCTAGTTCTCTTCTACGTATCCAATCATTTATGTGACTATTTGTTTTCTCAATATTATAATCTTCGCAGTTACTTAATATACCATGTAGAAACTTAATTGAATCTTCGTCATATGTTAGTATTGAGCATAAAAATAATCTAGCCTCATGCTCAAGATATTTTTTATCTATTGCTTGTTGCCATAATCTTTTAATAGCAGAACACTTTTCTAATAAATTTTTTGGAGTAAACTCTTTTTCTTTTTCATCAATATTTTTAAAAGCGGAAGAACCGTGCTTATTAAAATAAGCCATAAAATCCTTTGACTTTTCCTTTTCTATCTCCATATCATATGTGTAATTTCTAAACCATTCATTTGCTTTTCCATTAAACAATTGATCGCTAACGCCATTATTCTGCTCAACGGAACAGTATTCCTTTATAGTACCAATATTAGAAAATAGTAAATCGTTGGTAATTAAATTTTTATACAGACCAGTAGATTGATGTTTTGTTCCAGGATATCGCCACATTCTTCTTGCATCATAAACACTAAAGTCTAGACTATTTAAAGTTAATAAGGCTTTAATTTTACTTGCAATAAATCTATAAATATTTGGAAGATTATTTGAAGGATTTATTCCAAGGGCTATTGGTTCGCACTCTATATGGAATCCTTTTTTTCCGGTAAAATAAACTAAAAGAGATTCTTCTGGAATATAGTTAGCTAGATAACTATATAATTTTCTTGCTTCAGATAAAGAGACATCTTCTGATTCATTGTCAATGTCAAAATATAAAGACCCAAATCTAGTTGAATCTTCTATTGTCAGAGTATCATAGTGCCATATTGATGTATAGATGCCAATATTATCATACTTTTTTCTATAAGAATCTATATTATCAATATCAATAATAAGACTTTTGTCGTTAATCTTATCTCTTATAACACGATCTAAAGAACTAACATATCTAGCTACTTCAACTTGTCGCCACTTATATAGGTATTTTGTTGAGTCACTAACTACCTTCATAATATTTTTGCTTTGCTCTCTTGTTTATTAATATTACCTATTATTATTCTATTTGATTCTATCATTAACTCCGAATAAGAACGATAATATACAGATTCTTTTATAATTTTTTCAATATCTTTAACTATCTTAAGTCTTGTACCTATTCTAGTTTTTTCTCCATTGCTCATTTATTAAATCACTATCCTCTATAATAAGATGTATTTTTGAAGCTATATTATCTGCAATATGAACTATGTAATCAAGATATGTTATTGGGAATGTTTCCGGAACAGGAGACCATGGCCCAAGATGGCATCTAACTAAGCGTAAAATTCCTTGAACAATATCCTCTGAAAGAAATAGTGTTGAGGAATGCGTATCGTTAGCATATTCTTTATCTAGCTGTTGACATTTTATCACAAACTTACCGACAGTATATGGATGCATCGGATCATAATGGAATGAACCATGGTCTTCCGAAATAATTCCCTTTGTTATATCATGCAATAAACATGCTGCTAAAACAATATCTCTTTCTTCTTCTGTTAAAGAATAAGATTCGCACATATAACTTGCAACTCTTACAACTCTCTTAGTATGTAAAACATTGCCACCTTCATTATGTTCATCTGCCGGATGATATTTTCCAGAAAAACTAGAAGGTATTGACCAAAATATTTCTGACTTTAATAGAATAGATCTAACAAATGATTTAATATCATCATTGGATATTAAATCTATTTCACTTAAAAGAGGATTTAATATATCATCTTCTTTTATTGAAGTCTGACTATTATCATTTTTTAATATATCATCTAATATACTTTTAGGCATTTTTATTTCCAATCATTCCATTTTGAACAAGGATCATCAAACGGGCATTTCTTGCAATAGGAGGTCAGACCTCTTCTCGGAACAAATACTTTTTTATCTAAGACTGAAGATGACCAATACTCATATGCGTCTATATCTTCTTTTGTTATTTCGTAATTAATTATATTAACGTTTGCAGAAAGTATGTCTATATATCCAAACTTAGCTAAATGAATTTTCTTTGGGTGCTTCTTAGCGAATGCTGAATACATTGATGCAAAATCAATTTGATGTGCAAATCTATTACTGTTTCTATAATTAAATAATATTTTTACTACATCTATCTGATTACTGGATACTAATATTAAATCAAATTTATCTTCTACTACTAAATTTGGTTCAATAACATCAATATAATCTTCCTGTATTCCTATAGGCATAAAATCTGAATTGGCATATTTTTCATGAAAGGCAAGAAGTATTCCGGCGGCCTTAGTGGTCATGCTGGCCATATTTGCATACACTGTTTCATGCTGCTCTATAATTAAATCATATGAAGTAACTTCTTTTGGAAACCATAATTTTTCCCATCTATTTAATAAAGATATATATGATGGTGTTACCCCTGCTTGTTTTTTGTACCAAAAGAAAAATATTATATTCTTAATGGTTGACTCAAACTTTGGTAATAATATATCTCTTGATGATATTTTTTCTGGAATCTTATCAAGATATCTGTAATCATATAATCTTTCACATATTTGAAAATCTTTTATTGATTCAACATTCAGCTTAAGCATCAGTAAAATCCCTTTCCATCTAATAAATCTTGGAGAATACTTGAAGTAGAATAATCTTCATTAGATACAACTTTATATTCTTCATATACTTTTTTATCATCAATATATCTAACTAATGGTGGATCATAAGAGAATGTTGACCCAGTTATTCTATTTTTTGGTATTTGAAGTTGCATTATATTTTCATCAATAGAATCATCGTCAGATATTAATCTTTTTTCAGTTATAAATATTGTAACTGCGCACTTTTGTTGAATAGCTAAAGATCCACCAGTATCAGATTGTTGTACTACTTCTCTTTTTTCTTTCATTCTATTTGCGTTTTCTTGTGCAGTAATTATTAAAACACAGTTCATATCTCTGGCAAGCTTCTCAAGCTTTACCATCATCTCCTCAAATTCTCCCCACCTAGGCTTTCCCTTCCCCCTAGTGAACATAGACTGGATTGTATCAATAATTACAACATCTGGAAGTTTTTCATTATGCCCCATTAAATCTCTTAGCCATATTTCTAAATCTTCAAAATATGGCGTATCTGGATCGTGGCGAACCAATAATCTATCTCCCCACTCATTAAGTTTATCTTTAAACATTTTTATATACTGTTCTTTTTCTGATTCACTCCAAGACTTTGCTTCTGAATAAACATTTTTTCCAATTATTTGAGTCATAAGAATTCTTTCCCAATGACCTATTGCTTCTTCAAAATTAACGTACAAAACAGTATATCCACAATCAAGCCAATTATTAGCTAAACACTTTGCGAATGTGCTTTTGCCTTTTCCTGAGGGTGCAATTATTGCATGCACTGCGCCTCTAAAAAAGCCACCATCATCAGTATACCCCATGGCTCTATTTAATGATTTATATTGAGTAGAAAGAAATGTTGGTATATCTAATAAATCAGAAGCCCTATTAGCTACATCATTGCCTGTAGTTAACTTGCTATAAGGATTATATTTTAATTGATTTTCTAACTCTCTAATTTCAGATGTTAGAATATTTATCTTTTCTATATCCTCTTGTGACTTAGCACCTTTTTTGGATATTAGTATTTGTAGTTCTTGTAAATAATTTTTTTGCTTTCTTTTATTAGCTTTATGTTTAATAAGTTCGGTTATTGAAACAGGATCAGAATACTCAACATTTAAAACATAATCTAACAAAACAGAAACGCCAGCAGAACCGCCAAGAGCATCATATATATTAGTGTCTGACACCAACCAAGATTTAAATGCTACCGGATCTACTATTGGCAATTGCGTAGCGCTGTAGTAAGACAAAAGCGCTTGATAAAATTCATGGATACCCTTTTCTCCATGAATTAATCCAACAATATTATCTGGTAAATTTTCTGAATAGTAGGCTATAGCACCATTTTCTTTTAAAGCTGAAGCAAATATTTGGTATTCTAATGGAGTTTCTTGTTGGACTCCAGCACTATCCTCTATCGTCATCTTTTTTAAGATCCTTTATTTTTTTATATAACATTTTTTTATATTCTGAATTATTTTTTTTACGCTGTTGATAAAAAGATGAAGAAGTTACTGATTTTTTCTTTGGCTTTTCTTCAATTGAATTACAATCACGTATTGCTTCCAGCATTCTATCATAAACACTTTGCTCAGTTAAGCTATCATTATACCTAAATACAATTAAAAGAATTCCAAGTTCTTTACAACGTTGTATTTTTTTCAGATCTCTTTTTTGAGCTTCTTCAAAATCATACTTTGAATCAAAGAATCTTTCGGTATAATAAAAATGTTGTCTACCATGAAATTCTGCGGCTATATTATATTTAGGACAGTATACGTCAAGTTTAAGACGGTCACCTATATGATATTCATTTAGTATTTTTTCGCCAGGTAATAGTTTTTGCATTATACTAGTTAATGCGGATTGACCTCTTGATGATTTTTTTCTTTGATTTTTAATCCAAGATAAACCTAATTGATTTATTTTTTTATTAACTAATTGAATTGGTAGGTTTAATTCTTCAGATATTTTTCCTATAGAAATATTTGTATCAAATAATAAGTCTATAAGAAAATCTATATCATCATCTTCAAATTTATTTTTTTCATTTCTTTTCATAGTTATTTGACGCTGAAATAATATGTGAACGGTTAAGACTTATAGCTTTTCCAAAATCAATTATAGACATTGATAAGTTTTCACTAATCTTTGCCGACAAAGCTAAGGATAGTGGACCACAATCCATTACACAGTAATCAACTCCGCCATCAAATTCTGATATTTGAGAATAAATATCATCTACTTTATCATAATAATTATTATACATTACATGCACATAATTTACATTATTGCCAAATATTTTATTTATAATCTTCTTATCATTAAAAGAAACTACAATTGTGGGACTATTTTTAATATATCTTTCAATAAAAATATTGTATATATCTTTATTATTCATGAAATAATATTCAAATATATTTGAATAAAAATATTTACCATTTTTAGATAGGCCAAGTTTTTCAAACTTACCAGATGTAATATCATTTGTTAACGTATGCGAAACTGCTCTCATTACGTTTGAGTTTTTATTTCTAATACCTGCAATTACATTTTTTGCAAAATGACTTGGAAAAACATAATCTCCACTTTTTGTTAAAGCCGCTACGGCATTTTTGGGTACGTTGATGTACGTAAATTTATTGTTTTTTTCCATTTGAGCTGTTAGCTCAATAATTGATTGTTCTACCGTTAGAAATGACATATTATGCTCCAAAAACTCCCCAATTAATTAATACAGGATTTTCATCAATGATTGAATTGATATGATTATTATTATGAAATTGACCACCATCTATAGATGAATATCTATCGTACTTAATATATTTATCCTCATCTCTTACGTAGCCAAGATGCTGCATCTTTAGGCCAGAATTTAACCAATAGTTTTTGTGCGCTATTACTAGTTCGGAAACATATGTGGGTTCAGATCCACATGCAAGCTCTCTGTTTGCAAATACACCATTCTCAAAATACCTAAATATTCTTGAGCTATTTTCAGGCTTCCATAATTTATCTACTCTATATTGAGTTTCATTCCACATATGATAAAAACGAACATTGACAACATCATATGGAGATTGTGCTAGTACATTTTTTAGCGGTGCATTATCTGGACAATATAGTTTTTCATCGCAATCTATTGCGACAATCCAGTCACCTGGTGAAGCAAACTTTTCCAAGTTTGACCACGCAATGGATCGTAATTTACCTTCGTTTTTTGTAAACAACGGCTCTGGTGCTTGAAATACTTCTGCGTACTTTGAAGCTATTTCAATGGTATTATCAGTTGAACAATCGTCTGTAAAAATAATTTTATCAACTTGTTGAGAAAGTCTTTCTAGAATTTCAACAAGAAATCTGTTGGATTCATTTCTGCCAACCATTTGAGCAATTAACATTATAATCTCCTATAAGGAATGAGACGAGCAGAGGAGAATTATATCCCCTCTGCTCGTCTCGTAGCAAGTATTAATCAGGCAGAAATCTGCTCGCGAGCCTGGACTGCAGAAATGCGCTCAACCTCTACATCTTTTGCGATGAGCTGTCCAGGTGTGCCAGCAGGGCGACGATTGCTCATTGCAATCTTCTCTGCATCAGCCTTTGTGTTAGCCTTTACAAGGGCTGTGGTTGTAACTGTGAAATACTTTAGCTTATTGTCTGACATTTTAGTCCTTTCATGACTAATTGGTTGGATAATTGATTGCGATATATTCTACCGCATCTTGCATTGTTAATGCAAGTTTTGTTGCCATATATTTCAGATAAACTCTGTTTTTATTTGCTTCGCAGCAAAAAACAATAGCTGGCTGACCATGCAGCTTTGCCCAAGCAAGCTCAAAGTCCGTTCCTATATATGGACGATCTTGTATCATATATTCTACTAAGATAATATCTGCTCTTTTTTGCATAAATAGATTTTTTTCTACTATTTCATCTGGCGTTTCATATCCAGTTTCAATAATATTCATTGGATCTATAACATCATACCCCGCTAAATGTAGAGCGTGCGTTGCTTCTTTTCTCCATTTTCTACCATAATCTTCCACACCTTCAATTGCTCCCGACAAAAATACTTTAAGAGGCATTAGCTATCTCCGGCCAATAATATGGTAAATCTGATGGTTCATCAAAATATTGTGAGTAATAGCTATAATCTTTTCTTAATAGATTTGATCTATGCGATCTATGAAAATCTTCATTTCCAAACCAAGGTGGCATAATAAGTGTTCCTGGATCAATTGACTCGTAAGACATATTGTTATTATATCCTCTTTTTTTCCATTCACGAATTGTAAGATTTTGGTACAATTTAAGAGCAGATTCGTACCCCATCCACATTAGCGTCACAGGATGGTTGCGCCAACCTTTCGTAGGCGTTCTTTCAAGAAGTATGTTAAGAACTTGAAATGTTTCAACACGTTGCTTCCCCAATCTACGATAGTCTAATACTTCTACTGATTTCTGAAAATCAGCATAAGGTAAAAATGTTTGCACTTTAGTCCTTTTTGAATTCGGTGAACGTTTTGTCGCCTACGCCAAAATATTCTCTAGCTAGTCCGGAAGCTATTATAGCATCATTAAGACACTCTCCAGCCTCATTCCACACTTTTGCTAGAACTCTTCCATACTTATCGTTCTTATCAATGATAGTTTCTATCTTAACCTTATGATTAGCTGCTGTCAACCACTGATCAGTAAATTCTTTTGCCGCTAGACCCATCTTCTTTTCTTCTACATTTGAAGTGCGACTCTCAGGTGTATTAACACCATATAAACGTACTCTTCCCTTTTTTAGAACGTCAAAACCAAGATCAATAACAATATCAAAAGTATCGCCATCAATTGTTTTTTTGACTTCTGCATTATATATCCACGGGTTTAATTTATCTGACATTTTTTCTCCTTAAATATCTTTAATTTTATTTATTATCCAACTTATTACTGGACTAACCACACCGTTGCCACACATTTTATATCTAGTGCTATCTGAATTATATTTGCCATCAGCCCTATATAAAGTATGATTATCTGGCCACCCCATAAGTCTTTCGCACTCAATTGGCGTCAATTTTCTTGGCGCAATATTTTTATTTGTAATACAAATATTACCTGCTGTTTTTAATGTTGTAGCTATTCCTTCCGTATATGAATCATACTTTCCTTGTGAAGTGTAGAAGGTGAAATACCCGTTCTCTTTTCCATTCCGAGGATTGCTTTCTCCGACAGGTAATATTTTTGATGGACATCTTGCGGCAATTGCAGTATCAAAGACAGAGAGCAAGTATATTCTTCTTCTTCTTTGGGGCACTCCAAAGTATTGTGCATCCAAGACTGCCCATTCGCTGAAACACGCCCCTGCGTCATCCATTTCGCTGAGGACTTGCCCGAAGTCATCACCTGAATTGGAGTATAAGGCTCCGGCAACATTCTCCCATATTGCCCACTTAGGATATTGTCCATTTGTTTTTTCTCTCATTTCTTTAATAATTCTTACAGCTTCATGAAATAAACTAGATTTTTTTCCATTAAGACCAGCTCTTCTCCCAACTGCAGATAGATCTTGACATGGGGATCCAAAGCTTATTATGTCCACCTCAGGTAGGTCACGCCCACAAACATTGGTAATATTTTTCATTCTAGTTGAGTTTGGCCAATGATACTCTAAAGTTTGTAAACAATTTTCATCTATCTCAACCTGAAAAAGACAATTCATTCCGGCTGAATCAAGTCCTATATCTATGCCACCTACACCGGCAAACAAAGACCCATATGTTTTAATTGACAACTTAATCTCTTTCTATTCCAAAATGATCACAAGCTTTTCTAAACATTTCCCTACTAACAGGAAACATGGCGTCGGCGTGGCTAAAGCCTTCGTTTGGCTTTGGTGATGACGCATGCCAACTATGGCCAATAGACACACTACCATCATACACAACATTATAACCAAGATGTCTAGCAAAATATGCGCACCAAGTTTCTTCGTAATAATGAGGTGTTGGCAAAAATGCTCCTATTGCGTTTGGATATAATTTTCTGTATTCTAAATTGTAAGTCATGGCGTTCCATACGCTTCTTCTCACAAAGAAAGCGGCGCCAGATACAGTCACGCAATTTATTCTGTCTTTATACAAGATATCTTCTGGATCATAATCTAGCCAACCTCTCATCTTAGGCTGTGATCCAGTACCAATAATTCCAGCGTGAGTTATATGACCATTTTCATCTCTCTGCTTTGGTCCAAGTATGTGTATATCTTTATTTTCTAAAAATATATTGTATATTTTTTCAACATCACTACTGTTCATCCATATGTCTGCGTTTAATATGGCAATAATTTCTGAATCAGTATTTTTTGCCATTTGATTTGCTGCACCAGAGTATCCTATATTTTCATTTTTATAAAATGAATCTATAAAATAGTTTTGATAGTTGGAACTAAACCAAGAAAGTGTATCATCAGTAGACCCATTATCTGCTATATGCAATTTCCACATTTTATTACATGAATCTATATCACTATGTAAGGTATCTAAAAATCTTTTTAATAAATTTTTAGTATTATAGTTAATAACACATAGATCTATCATTTACTGTTCTCCAAAAACTGTTGACTCAAAAGCTCCATTAAGACTAATCCCAAAATCTACTAAATTAAGAAAATTATCCTCAGCTAAATCAATACTGTCTGAATCAAAAAATTCAATCAATCTATTTAAATACTGAGCAATTGTTGGCGAGTTAATATTTTTATTATTATTTTTTTTGTTAGCGCAATTTAAAACTATATATGTTGTAGCTATAGCGCCAAAAAATATTAAACTATATCCAATCTTCTTCATAAGAATCTTCGCTGTATAAGTTTTCATTTGCTTGCATACGTACACTATCTGCAACATCTCTATACCAAGCTGCATATCCGTCTTCTGATTGTTCTACAGAAAGATAATCATATGTTTCAGCTATATGTAAAGCTATATCTAAATCTAATATTAAAAATGTTTCTCCTGAAACAATTTTAACACTAACTTTCTTCTTATTATTTTGTTTCTTTGCCATTGCTTTCTTTTTCTAGTTTAAACAAACATATGTTGTTTGTATCTGGTTCAAAAGTTATGAAAAATATATTCTTATCATCTTCTGTGTACCCCTCTGGTGTTGGGCTTTCTTCTGCTATTTTTTTTGAAGAACAACCATATACTTGACTATGCCCTTCATAAGCTAAAATATAATTTAATTTAGATGCTGGCATCATCAACTCCTACTAGTTGCACAGAACACTGTTGTAAAAAACTACTCACATTATCCCAATCTAGATAATTTTTATCGTTTAGATAAAAAACTTTTTCAATTGTTGAATTAGCTATCAGTTTAGCACAACTAAAACATGGTGGTCCATTCACGTAAATCTTTTTTGGTCTACTGGAGTAATCAGAATGCAAAAGTGCATTAGCTTCTGCGTGAATAGCTATACAATTATCGTATAATGATCCATTTGGGGAATTATCTTTTAATCTAGGACAGTACCCATCCTTGCAATGAGGCATGCCGGCTGGTCCACCATTGTATCCCATCCCAACAACGTGACCATATTCATCAACTAAAATTGCAGCGTATTGTTTTTTTAAACAAGTAGAAAATATTTTTGACATACTAATGCAAAGTTGCATATATTGAATGTCTTTTTTTGTTAAATCCATAAAATAATTGCACCAGACAAAGTTCCAACAAATAAAGAAAGAATTATTGTTACAATTCTTTCTCGTTTACTTGTTAAGGATTGATTTAATATTTGCAAAGACACTACGTAGTTTAATAAAAATGAAAATAATATTAATTTAAATATATTTATTATCATAATTTTCCAACTAAAACAGATATTGATACAGGAAATTTATTTTTAATTAATTCAAAAACTGCTTTTGCATATTCTTGTATCTCTTTTTGAGCATCTTCTTCAAGTCTTTGATTAAGAAATAAAGCAACAGATTGCAGACTGCATGACCACCTATATACGACATGCATGGCGTATGCTGGTAAAAATAATCTAGCCTGTTCGGCTGCTATACCAGCTTGCATTGCCATTGCATAAAAAGCCTCTCCTTGATTTATATAGTCAATTAAATTTTGTGTTAATATTGTTCCTGTCCACGGATCAACTGGCCCACCAGAACCTTGTTTTTTATTTTCCGGGGCAAGTCTCCATTGTTCATTAGTTGGTATATAAAACTCTGGCTCCATAGTTATATATCTTCTACTTGATTCATTCCATGAGTCCATAGTGTGGTCTGAGCCAACAACATATTTCCAATGTTGTCTAGCAACCATAAGCGGAGCCTTAAATTCAAAAGTCATAAAAGCGTGTCTGAATGGTGACATATGATTTTCTCTAGCAAGAAAATCTAATAACCTACTATCTTGAACTGACATTTCTTGTGATTCTTTGGCAAATGATGCTCTTGCCGCATTGACCACAGATAGATCTGAGCCCATTATGTCAACTAATCTAACATATCCATTATTTAATACATCTATTGTATCAGTACCAATCTTCTGGTCCTGGTTCATTTTCATCTCCATTTAATTCTTCTTCGTTTTCTTCTTCGTCATCTTCATCTATTATAGCAAGTTCCAAATACTTATCAGATATGCATTCATTAAAATCTTCTGATATTTTATACAATGCGGTTAATAATTCTAACTCTTCACCCAATGGATCATCAAGTATATTTGCTCCTTCAATTGCGTTAAGTATTAGTTCGTTTATGTGACCTAAAGCCTCAAGTATTGACTGCTGCATTATAGCAAGTTCCTTTAATCCCATTTTAACTTGTCCACTATAAGACTCATTAATTTCGCTAAGATTATTAGAACTTACTATTTCTGTAAATTTTTTATCAAAATCTTCTTCTTCATTTGCCATTTTAAACCTTTGTATTTTCCTTAATGAATTTTATTTCACAACTATCTGTTGTGCAATAACTTTCCCCAACAGCATCTGCTGCCAATCCTTGATATATGCCAGTAAAATCTATCGGCATAATATTCATAGAGGCTTGATCATATTCTTCTTTACTTATTTGCGTGTACGGCATTTGTGGATATGTGAAATTCCCTTGCGGTAAAAATGAAACAGTCTTTAGTTGCCCATCATACATATGCAGAACTGTGCCTATGTGATGCTGCTCAGTCTCTGAATCAAAGGATATTGTTACAGAAACAGAATTATCAGACCAATATCTTTGCGCTGTTGCAGCTAATGACATTTTTTCAAAAATTGTAACATCTTTTTCTGATCTTTTTGCTTCAGAAACTATTGGAAAAAATACTACAGAAGTTGTATCTGGAGACTCTGACGCTTGCTCAACCCTATAATTAGCCATTCTAAATAATGGTAGCATTGGATCATCATTGGAAAAACGAATTGCTCTAAAGAAATATTTTCCGCCTGGAGTCCAATGGACACCAGGAGATTCTCCGGCAAGAATTGAAACTGTTCCAGAAGGCTTTACTGTTGTTGTTTTGATTGACTCACGAATTCCAAGCCACTCAGAATAAATATTATCATATCTCTGAACAGTCTGATATCCATTGTCTAACCACTCCCTAAGTATTGGGAGACCTAATTTATCTGCAAAGTTAGCTACACCAGAAACTGAAGTTCCAATTCTACGATTACGTTGCATAATAGCGTTTGTTTCTTCCCAGTGTGTCGGAAGAAGTGTAACTGTCTTAGCATATAGGTACGCAAACTTTAATGTTCTCTTAAAATCTTCTAGCGAATCATGTCTATTGAGATATGTTTCCACCAGTGTACAGCATTCATACGATTCAAGTGACTGTTCTGCGCAAGGATTATAGCCAGCAACTCTCCAGTCCTTATTATTTGGTGCATCAGCTAAACGACCATATTTTCTTGACATATCTAACCATATAACCCCTGGTTCACCGTTTCTAGCAATACCATCAACAATAGATGTTAAATCAACGCCAACAGATGTTTCTACAGAGTTATTTGACATCCATCCCCAACCGGGAGAATCTGGTGAATATGAGTTTCTTTCAGGAAATACCTCTGCATTTTTTAAATTAAGGAACCGTTCATCGTCAAGTCTACCTATTAATAATTCTGCAGAACGTCGCACATTACCAGAAACAACACAAACGCCAATCGTATTACCTATGTCCGCAATATCAACTCTTGTAAGTTTCTGTCCTGAACGTCCAATAAACATTTTTCTAATATGATTATGTAGTTTTATCAATGGATCTGCGCCTGCTGCTGTACCACCAAATGTTTTAATTGGAGTACCAGCAGGTCTAATTTCTGAGTAATCAAATTCAATAGGATTTTGATCTGGTTTCAGATATGAATTAATTAGCACAACAACTGAATCAACCCAACCTTCTCTTGAATCTTCAATTTGCACAGCAGTAGTTAAACGGTTTGGTTCATATATCATAAAATCTTTATCAGCGCCCTTATCGTCAAATCCAACACCAACACCAAGCATTGACGCTTCCATTAAAAAGCCAAATGGTTTTGCAGGGTTTGCTTTTGTCATTTCTGCTGTACTAACAAATGCACAATTTTGTAGTGCGGCAGAGTTTTTCTGAACCATAACTATAGGAGTTCCCATTACCCACAAGCCACGTCCCGGTGGAGTCCACTTTAAGTTAAACAAACGATCAAAAGCTTCTTTCGCAGAAGCTTGAGCCTTTAAATCATTCCAGGGAAGTCTATTTTTTTTACAGTGCTCTTTTTGTAAAGAATACATTCCATTAATTACTCTTTCGCATACATCAACCCAAGTTTCTTTTGTTCCATCTTCCTTAATTCTAGAATAAGTTCTTAAGAATGTTATTTCCCCAACAGAGTTACCAGCGGCGTCTGCATAACCAAATGGTGCTTTTTTACTTCTATACCCATCTACAAAATCATCTGTTAAACGAAAATTAAATGATACTAAATTGTCAGACATATTATACTCCTGTTTTTTGAACGTTCTTTTTTATATATGAAGAATTAATTTTGCTTAACTCTGTTGTTTTTATTTTTATAAGTTGATCTATATCGTATACTTTGTATATTTCTTTTTCGAAGAAATAACCGCTTCTCCAATTAAACACCTTATTAATATTTAACTTGTGATTAATAAACATATTACATACAGTGACTCCACCATATACTCTTACAATATTAGAAAATTTATTTTTTATATCTGCAGAATTTGTTTCGCTTAGAATGTTTTCTTCATCTGCCTTCTGATATAACCAGTTATATGCCTGACGGGTCATTGGAGAAAAATCAATTGGATCTATAATTCCATATTCAATTAATCTATTTCTATTATAAGAAATTTCTATATCCTTTTTAATAACATCCTTTAAAATAGAAAACCAATCATTTTCAGTAAACTGTTTCCATGCCGTACACCAAAACAATAATTGCTCTGGAGGTGTAGGTATAAGAGTTTTCTCAATATATGGAAGCATTGATGCACAGCTTATTGCCTTTTTAAGGTGAGCTTTTGCCTCATTATCATTCTTAAATTTCTTTTTACTCTGATTCCAAAGTGTCTCTATATGTGTTGCCCATCCAATGTCTGCAACATACAGGTTTAAATATTTTTGGGCTAAATCAAAAGATAATGAATCATTGGCTATAACACTTTCCATATCGTGCAAAGACATCTCTAATCCTTAATAAGTGTGAATACATTTGTTAAAACCTATATACTAACCCTGAGAACACAATACCCCGCCATAAACAGGCGGGGTATTGCACCTATCTAGGTGAAAGTATACCACACATTGGCATACTTATCTAATTAACATTACTTCAACGTTGCTGCAGATTCGCTATCTCCCATCTTTGTGGCAACAAAACCTTTTATAACGCTTATGCCTGCGGCAAAAGCTGCTGCGGCAGCTGACTTTAATTCATCAACTCCACCAACAGTGTACACTGCAACAAATGCTTGCACAGCTGTCCAAATAGCTCTTTCTAAAATATCTTTATGAAGTTTGCTCATTCTTCCTCCGTTTATTTTCGTATTTGCTTCTCTATAAGAAGATGAAAGGTTAAACCTAACCACGCTCCGATTAATAAACTTCCTTCTATTGGTTTTTCTGTTAATCTCCAAAAAGATCTAGTTAATGTTTCAATCTTTTTGGATTTTATAGCATATATATCATATGCTAGTATTCCCAATGCTAGACTGCCCCAGGCAATAGTGCCACTTTTTTTATCTTGTTTATCAAGAATGATTGGGGCTTTCCATGCATTAGAGAGCTTGAGCTGAAGGTACTCCGTACCACTCTTTAACTTTTTCACGACCATAGTCTCCAGTTGTATTAGCTTGACCATAACCAGAAGTGAATATAACAGAGCTTGTTACGCCCTGGAACTC